GTTCCATTATCTGTTGTACTGGCAAGATTAAATGAATCAGATGCTGCTGCACCCGCATTTGAAATAGCCCAGCATTTCGCACTACCCCCCGCAACAAAGCTAGTAGCCACGCTGTTATTACCGCTTGCATCCTTTAATGTATTAACTCTAAGTTCGCTTGCCATTACGCTAGGTCTCCATGTATTGTACAGAGTGCTAAATATACATCAAGCTCTTGCAGATCAGAACTTGTACCTAGGCTATATCCTCCCGTCCAACTGGTAGCAGAAGTGCTATAAACTACAGTTCCTTTTGAAGTAGGCCAAAGCCAATAAGCTGTAGAAGATGTTGCGCCATATCTAGCAGAATGACCAGCACCAACGTAATCATCATTAGCAAAATTGTTTGTATAATTGGTAGTTGTTTGACCCGAACCTGTATCACTTAAACTGGCTACATTAAGACTATCTCGCACTGTATGGCTTGAAGATTGTTCAAAGTTACACCAAGCCTTTGCCAACCCCTGCTGAAGATTAGTCGTGGTTGAGTTGCCCTCGCCAGTGACTGCAATAGAACCAGCGGTGGTTACACCTGTCAGGGTATCTACTTTTAGAATACTAGCCATTATGCAAGGTCTCCACAACTATGTACAGCTACTCTGCTTTCATCTGCATTTGAATGAGATGAGTTATAACAAGCAATATTAAGTGTTCCTACGGCGTTAGCCGCATCATTAACCGCATGATACGCACCAGAACCTTCAATAGAAGCGTGATTGGCATTTGAAAAATCATTGTTAATATTCACTGTATAGTTACCTGTCCCTGAGTCTGTAAAACTACTTACGTTAAATGAATCTAGTTCTCCAAAACTACTACCATTAAATTTCGCCCACACTTTAACTAGACTTTGCACGGTGTTCTGCGTAGCACTGCCACCATCAGCTACATAGGTAGATGTATTAGCCATCTTGACATTAGAGCCGCCAGAGCCAGCTTTATCTACAATGGTATCTACATTTAACTGACTGGTCATACGATACTCCAATATCCGTTAACAGTAACGGTGGCAGACTGCGTTATAGGACCGCCAGATACGCCATTCTCATCACTATCAATCGTGATGTCTGCGCTGATGGTTTGCCCATTCAAGCGGATGATGCTGTTATTGCCTTTGAATGGATAGCGTGTATCACTCTCTGTCTTGGTGTAACTGCTGGATATAGCAAAGGTGTCATAGACCACCATCTCAACCACATCGTTAAGTGATGCGCCTGTAACCAGTACAACCGTTGTACCTGTCGTAGCGGCATAGTCAGTTCCAGGCTTGAGAAGCACCCCGTTCTGATAAACATCCATATACAGGCTATCCGTATAGACCAGTGTTTTCGCATCACCATCAGATCCAGAAAAGCTAGTCTGTCCTGCTGTCGCTTGATAAACAAAACGGTTGCGAACACCGAACTCTGGAGATTTACCTATGTATGGCATTATGCGAGGTCTCCCATAAAGTGCATCTCATTTGCCGCATTGTCATATTCTGTTAAACCACCAACAGTTCCAGCGTCATAACCTGTCGTTATTCTTATAGTCCCTGTAGTTTTTGTGTTAGAACCAAATTGCCTAGTATTAAATGCAGCAACAGCACTACCACCGCTATACGCAGAAGATGCATAATTTGCGTTGTTAAAAGAATTTGTGTACGCAAGGGTGTAATCGCCTGTTCCATTATCAGTTACGCTTGCATGATTAAAACTGTCACGGGCGGCAGGTGTGCCTTGACCATTAAAATTAATCCACGCTTTTGCCAACCCCTGCTGCAAAGAAGTAGTTACAGCACCGCCCTCAGAAGTGACAGTGTTACTGGCACCAATACCTGTGCCTATTACTTGAGTCAGTGCCATAACTTATTTCCTTATGCGTAAGGGCTTGTACCCAACACAGATGTATCCCAAGCTGCTTTTAGCTTTGCGATTGTATCTGCATCGCTAATTGCAGAAGCGGCTGGTGCATCACGCAATGCCTTCTTCTTATTTACAGAGTTGGTCTTTGCAGTAGCATCATCAGCTTCAAGAGCCTTCATGTACACGACATCCTCTGCATCAAGCAGTGGTGCGCGAACTTCACGGATTTTACTCTGAAAGATCTTTTTTGCTTCTGTCATGTCCTCAGAGATGACTTTACCACTCAAAGTCCATGCTCCACGAAAATGGCGGTCAGATGGAACGGTAGCTGTTGAAGCATCAATTTGATTACCGTCCTTGTCTACGATATATGTTGTTGCCATGAGGTTTCTCCTATGCGGCTACGGTTTCATCAGTGGCTAACTCTTCACTTATCTTCCAAGCATTGCGCCACTCACGAGTCGCTGGAAGCTGTTCCTTACGGCATATTACCAGTTTTGGCTTATTGCCGCTATCCCAATCACGCCAAACGTGCTGTGGGCAATCCTTCATAATTAAATACTCGATTGCTTGCTCTTCTGTCATTGCCTCTACAGGCTCTGTATTATGGAGCAAATAACCCCTAGTATGCTTCTTAAAGTCGGGCTGTGCCTCATCTTTGGCTAGTTCCCAATATACTTGCACTGGTGGCAGGATACCGCCCTGTAGCGCACAAGCCATCCAGTTAGGGTCAGGTACAAGTATCTTTGCACATTCATCTATGCTGTCCTCATACACTACACGATAGTCAGACTGCACACCGTCTAGGTTTTCTTTAGCCCAGCATAGTCTGTCAAATAAGTGTGTGCCTTGAAATTCTGGTGTCTGCATTATGCTAGGTCTCCTGCAATTATAGCTGTTGCATGGTCAGGGTCAGCTAAACTAGCCCCATTATAACCAAAACAAGTCATGTTAAAGCCAGTAGCAGTAAACTGACCGTCATTATATGCACTTACAAAAGTGCCAGCACTAGCACCGCCAAAAGTTCCTGCGTACAAGGCATTGCCCATTGCACTAGAAAAAGCTAATGTAAAATTTCCAGTTCCATTATCTGTAAGCCCAGAAATATTGAGTGAATCTAGAGGAGTTGACCCTGCGTGTTGCACCCATGCCTTCGCACTACCATTAACAACGTACTGCGTATCAAGTGACCCAGCGGTGCTGTGTTCTAGGGTATCTGCTTTTATTTTTCCTAGTGCCATTATGCGAGGTCTCCGTGTACATTAGTAAATGCAGGGTCAACATCTTCACTAGAATTATTTTGGTCACGACACAGTATGGTTACACTAGAGGTTGCTTCAGCAGAATGAATTTGCATTTGATTTCCGCTAGCATGAGAAACATTAAAGTTTGCGTTGTTCATGTTGCTGGTGAAAGTAAATGTATAATTTCCTGTTCCTACATCGGTGGTGCTTCCAACATTAAAGCTGTCATCTAAACCAATAGTACCTGTACCATCTAATCTTGCCCACATTTTACACAACCCCTGCTGCAAGTTAGTGGTCGTGCTATTACCTTCACCTGTTACAAGGATAGACCCAGCAGTGCTTACGCCAGTGAGCTTGTTTGTTTTTACCTCACTCATGCTAGGTCTCCTACCACCATAACGTAATGTGCTTTAAACTCATCTGCGCTTCCATCACTAGACGCATTAGCATTAAAATTACAAAAATATTGTATTTCTGAAGCACTTAATGCTCTAAATGTTCCATTAGTTGAAGTACCTACGTTTGTTGAATTTCCACCCCTAGACGCACCTGTGTGATTCCCCGTATCATTATCTGAATTATAACAATCTGTGACTGCACATTTATCTGTTGAAGAACTAAAAGCATTTGTGAAAGAAGAGTGAAATCTGCCAGTTGTCTCATCTGTTAAACTACTTTGATTTAACGAGCCTCTGGTAGCTTGGCTTACAGCATCGTAAGTAACCCAAAATTTAGTTGCTTCCTGCTTCGTCAGCGTAGCCGCACCACCGCTTGTACTCTGTATGGTATCTGCTTTTAATGTACTCATAGCGTCACCAATGTCCCACCGCTTTCAACGGTTAATGTAACACCACTAGCCACGGTAAACGGCCCAGTTACGTTGGCGTTCTCTGTAGCTAGGATAGTGGTGTCTACAGTTAGGCTTTGATTGTTTGTGCGGAATATACCGCCAGACTTAAAGTTACC